ATATTAGAAAAAATGGCAAAAAAAGAAGGATTAATAAGAGGAAATGTTCTTGGAAAAAGAATTGATTTGTCTGGTCGAGCTGTTATTGTTCCAGACCCAACCCTTAAGTTAGATGAATGTGCTCTACCTTATTTTATGATTCTTGAAATATATAAATTACAAATTTCCAAAAAAATAATTGAGATGGGAAAATTTAAGTTATTAAATAATGCTATTGACTTCGTTGATAAATGTATTAAATTAAAATCAAATGTATTGTACAGAGTTTGTGAAGAAGTTATAGATGGAGAGGTTTGTATTCTTAATAGACAACCTTCTCTTCATAGACTTAGTATGTTAGGATTTAATATAAAAATGACATTAGATATGGTTATTAAAATACATCCTTTAGTATGTTCTCCATTTAACGCTGATTTTGACGGAGATCAAATGGCTATATATATTCCCATCACCGACATATCAAAACAAGAAATAAAAGACAAAATATTTATAACAGAAAATCTACACAACCCATCAAATGAAGATTTATCAACAGTTCCTAGTCAAGATATAATTTTAGGTATATATACTTTAACTAATAATAGTTTTGATAATCTTAAAGAAATCATCAACTATAAAAATCAAAAAATAAGTAAAGCTCAAAGGATTTTTAATTCATGTTTACCAGAAGATTATCCAGTTATTAATACAGTGGTTAATAAGAAAGTATTAATGGTGATATTAAATGATGTTAAAGATAAATATAAAAGCGAAGAAGTTATTGAAGTTCTTGATAAGATAAAAATGATTGGTTTCAAGTATGCTACTTTATTTGGTTGCACTATGTCATTAAATGATTGTAGATTTGAAGATTCAGAAAAATTTAGAAATGCTTTATATTCTGGAGATGTGAGAAATCAATTAATTAGTCTTTCAGATAAAAAATTATCAACAGAATTAAGAAAACATTTTAAATATTCATATATGATTGATTCTGGTGCGAGAGGTAGTTGGGATCAAGTTAAACAATTAATTTTAACACGAGGTTTCATTTCAAATTTTGATGGTGAAATATTACCTTTCCCAATTAAGAGAAATTTAATTGATGGTTTAGATCAAGAAGAATTCTTCTATTCAACATATGGATGTAGGAAAGGGCTTTTAGATATTGCTTTAAATACAGGTACAAGTGGTTATCTATCAAGAAAATTAATATTTACATGTACAAATCTGCAACTTAGCAGAACTATAGAGGATTGTGGAACTACTGATCATTTAGAAGTAGATATTGAAAATAAAAGAAAAGCATATATGTTAGTAAATCGGTGGATGAAAAAAGAGGATGGAACACATACTCTAATTACTAAAAGTAATTGTATGGCTCTTATGGGAAAAAGAATTTTAATTAGAAGTCCAATTCTTTGTAAAAGTCCAAATATTTGTCATAAATGTTACGGAGAGTTACATAAAACTATTAATAGTAGATTTATTGGAATAATAGCTGCACAAACTCTCGGAGAAAGATCCACACAATTAGTTCTTAGAACATTTCACACATCTGGTTCTGCAGTTATAAAAGATGCACAAGATAATAATATGAAACAGCAAGATATAGTTGGAGATCTTAGTGTCATCACAGGTATATTACATAAATTTACTGGTAAAAATTACATACAAATAGTAAGCGAGTTATTTCATGTATATGACAAAAGTATTTATCATGTTCATTATGAATGTGTAGTAGCTCAGCTTATGTGGGTTGGTCATAAAAAATGGAGATTGTTACCAGAGCGTGAAACAATTGAACCAGAATACTTTTCAATTCAGTCTGTGCCTAATAAAGAATCTTGGATTCTTGCTATGGCTTTTTCAAATCCCAAGAGAAGTATTAGACAAGGGATATTATACAAAGGTATGTATTCTGGAGTAATGGATAAAATACTAAAAGGAGAAAAAATTGAATGAACATTATAAATCCTAACTATAAAATAAATGAAGATGATAGTATTTTCGGTATAAGACAAACTGATTATAATAAATTATTAGATACTGTTACACAAATACTGGAACCAGTAAAGGAACTTGGTTTTGAAATAATAGAATTAGGTTTAAAAGATTCCAGGTTTTCATCCGGAGAATTATCAAAAACTATAAAACAGACTTTATCCATACAACTTCAAAAAGGAAGCGCAAAAATAGATCTTAGTATGTTCATTCCAAAATTAATTGATGGTAATTATATTATGATAAATGGTCGAAAGAAAATCCCCCTGTTTCAATTATTTGATATTCCAATTGTAACAAGGGGAGAATCAATTAAATTAAGAACTAATGTTGCAACCCTAATGATTTTTAAAGATAAAATAGTTCCAAATATTAAAGTAAGTTTTTTGGGAAAAAAGGTTCCGTTGGCATTATTAATGTTTTCTTATTACGACTCTGATACATTGGTAAAAAAATATAACCTTGGTAATTTAAAAATAGATGAACATTCTACAGATCTATATGAATTATTACTTAATGATTTACAAGAATATTATAATGAATCAAAGGGTTATACACAAGATGATTTTATAGTTGAATTAGGAAAAATATACTCAAGATATAGTGCTAAATCAAAAGGACAAGATATTATATATGCTCTTGAATTAATTCCAAAAGTTGATGTTCTAACAGCAAAATTTTTAACTCAACCAACAATAATAGAAGAATTAATCGAAGCAATAAAAATTCAGTATATAGATGATACTCTATTCACAAATAAAAGAGTTAGATGTTTTGAATATGCAATTTATTCAAAATTATCAAAAAATATTTTTGATCTATGTTTTTCTAATAGAACTTCTAGACAACCAAAATTTAATATTAATTCAAATCAAATAATTTCTGGCTGTAATGTTTCTGATATAGTTCAGTTTGATTTTTCAATAAATCCTATTGAAGAATTAACCAAATTATCAAGGATTAGTCTTTTAGGTCCTGGTGGATTCAAAAGGGAAAATATCCCAAGCCACCTAAGAGATATATGTCCAACAATGTTTGGGAGAATATGTCCAGTAGATACTCCAGACAGAGATAACTGTGGAGTATTACAGAATCTGGTTCCCAATGTTGATCTGGATGATAATTTAAAATTTACAAATAAACAAAATAAATCTCCAATATCAATCCCTGTAACTATGGTTCCATTTTTAGAACATGATGATCAAACTAGATTACAGATGGCATCCTCACAAATGAGACAATCAATTATGTTAAAAAAGTTTGATACAGCAATGATCTCATCTGGATGTGAAGGGTTATTTAGTAAATATACACAATTCACCAAAATAGCAAAAGAGAATGGGGAAGTTATCTTCATTGATAAAAAATATTTAATGGTTCAATATACTTCTGGAGAAATTAAAATATTTAATACAGCATATAGAAAAATCTATGTTGAACATATGGATTTTATGCATATCTACGTTAAACCTGGTGATAAATTTAAAAAAGGAGAGGTGTTAGCAGAAAGTAATTTTTGTAAAAATGGAAAGATAAATTTTGGTAAAAATCTCTTAACTGGTGTTATGGTTTATTACGGAAATAATTACGAGGATGGTATTGTTATTTCAGATCGTTTGGTTAATGAAGATATTCTAACATCTGTTCATTATAGAGATCTTTCATTTAAAATACCCCCAAATAAAGTTCTATTGAGTTTAGACGAAAATAAATATAAACCACTTCCGGATGAATATGACATTGTTCAAGTTGGAGAACCATATGCAAAAATTAAAAGTTTAAATTCTGATGATTACTATTCTGTTCTTAGAGAAACAACTATGTTAGAAGCAGAAAAAAAGTTTATTATATCAGAGGTTAATATTTATGCAAATGAATGGAATTCCGATATTCCAGAATTTAAAAAATGGATTGAGGAACGAATACAAACCCAGAAAGAAAATGAAAATTATCTTAAAAAAATAATAATAGATAAATTACCAAAAGTTGAAGCTGATAAATTTATTAAAGAAAACAGTTTAGATCTATTTTCATTTGTTGGAAAATATAAAAATAAAAGAGAAAAGATAAATGGTATAGCTGTTGAAATGATAGGAGTCCATTTTAGAAAAATTAAAGTTGGGGATAAATTGGGCAATCGTCATGGGAACAAAGGTGTTGTATCAAGAATTGTAAAACACTCAAAAATGCCAAAATTAAAAGATGGAAGACATTTAGATATCTGTATAAATCCTCTGGGAATAATATCAAGAATGAATATAGGTCAACTATATGAGCTTCATCTTTCTATAGCATTAGAAGGTATCCAAATTAAAATGACAGAAATGTTAAAAAATAATATAGACCAATCTCAACTAAAAAAATACTTGCTAGATTTTATAAAAATTATAGATAACACAGAAAATAACTGGTATTCTAAACAATTTGAAAAACAATTACCCAATATTATTGATGTTGAATTTATTAAAGATTTATATCTAATTCAACCTCCTTTTGAATCTGTAAAAATTGAAGACCTTGAAAAAGCTCTAGAATACTCTGCAAGTTTATTTAAACAAGAATTGTATGATCCATTATCAAAAACATTTTTGATAAATCCAATCGCTGTTGGATATATGTATTTCTTTAGAATGGTTCATATTGCAGAAGAAAAAATAGCTGCACGAGGTATTGGTTCATATGCAAAAAGGACTCTCCAACCATTAGGTGGGAGAAAAAATAAAGGAGGACAAAGAATAGGTGAAATGGAAATGGCATGTATTGTAGGTCATGATGCTCCAAATAATCTATTTGAGTTCTTTACTACAAAATCAGATTGTATTGATTTAAAAAATCGTTATATTAGAACTTTAATTGAATTTGATCTGGATGATGAAAAGAAAGAGATAGATATAACTCCAGAATCAGTTAAATTATTCAATTCATATCTAACGGTATTGGGAGTGGACCATAAATGATTTCATCAACAGAGTCAACATATATAGATTATGATAGTGATAATGATTATAATGGTTATTATAATTCTGTGTATATAACTCAAGAAGTAACAAATAAAAACCCCAAAAAAGTAATAAAAGTTAAAAAAGAAAAGATTCATATATTTAACATTAAAGATTTAGATTTATAAAAAGGAGGTATTATGAAACAATTTTTCTGCCTAGTATGTAAAGCTCCAATTGTTTGTTCATATGAAAAACCAGATTTCTATTTTTATCAAGATGAAAATAATAATATAGTTCGTGATACTAATGAAAATATAATACATGGTACAAAACCATATTTTCATTTTCATTGTTCAGAGGATATGGAAGATGATATTAAACCTCTTGATATTTTAGATGAATTTATAAAATGGAAACATGATTATAAAGTATCTATTCTTAAAATAATATTAACGGAGGATATTGTATGATAACAAAGTTACCAGATATTCAAAAAGATAAACCAAGTATTGAAATTCCAATCAATCAGGTTGGGGTTGAAAACGTTGAGGTTCCTTTTAAATTAGAATCTAAATATGGTGGGTTTCATCAGCTAATAGCTAATGTTTCAATGAGAACCAACCTAGATAAAAATACAAAAGGAATTTCAATGTCTAGATTAATAAGAACATTGAAACCATATCTCGATCTTCCACTAAAGCACAAATTGATCAAATTAATTCTAGAAGATATTAGAAAAAACGTTGGGGGAACTGCTAGTTTTATGAAATTTGAATTTAGATTTCCTATCACAAAAAAATCAATTAAATCAGATAATGAATTTCCCCTCTATTATAAATGTAAATTTGAAGGGCAGTTATACAAAAATGTAAATATGCATAGTATTTATGATTTCTATCAAGGAGTTATAGTTCAATATGCTTCCTATTGCCCATGTTCAAGTGAATTATGCAATCATTTAAATGGTCAAGGAAAAAATGGATTTCCTCACAATCAAAGATCCTTTGCTGAAGTTTTGGTAGAAACAAGAGAACCACACTATATTTGGTTAGAGGATATTATTGAAGCAGTTGAGTTAGCAACTGTAAATACAGTATATCCTATTATAAAAAGAGAAGATGAACAAGGTATTGCTGAACTTGCGGCACAAAATCCTATGTTTGTTGAAGATGCAATTCGTAATATATCTATTGGTATAAATAAGATTCCAGGAGTTCATGATTGGATCATAAAATGTAGACATGAAGAATCAATACATACTTCAGAAGCTATTGCAGTAAACTGGAAAAGAATAGAGGATGGCTTTGATGGAAGGAGGTTTATATAAAAATGGGATGTTTTAGTTTTATGTGTCAAAAGTGTGAAAAACCAATCTTATCAAATAGCTTTACTGGTCAACCTGTTAAGCTATTTCTTTTAAAAGATGGTGTTATTATTGAGCAAATGGAAGGGGAATATGATTCCTACGGAAGAGTATTTAATGAAAATAAAGAATCCATCAACTGGAAAATACCATGGAATGATGTCTGTGAACTAATGTTTCGTAAAAAAAGGGACAATGGTATAGCAGCAATTCATTCAAAATGTTATAAAGAGGAAATTCCTACTGAACGATCAGCTAATGATCCAAATCAAGGTTGGGGAGAAGATGGGGAATTAATGGGTAATCATGATTCAGAACTAAAAATAACATAACAAGGAGGTCTATATAATTTGGAACAGTCTGATATAATAAAACTATTTATTAAAGAACGGGATTATGAAACATGTGTCTTTGGAGATTATAAAAATAATCCTACTCTTAATCTTGCCAGTTTTATAACTTTCTTAAAAATCTATTTAGATAAAGTAGAAAAAGCATACGCTGGAGTATGGTCTCCAAAAGAAAAGTTTCCAGACTGGTTAAAAAATACGATTGAATCTGAAAACGGAGGAACTGGTCCAGTAGAAGCATATGAAAATCTTATTAAATTATTAGCATTAGCTGGAGCAGCTTTAGAAGCATATGTAGAAGTTGACGTTGACTCATGGAGAAGAAATCCTGAGTTAGATAGTAAAAAATGGAATGAAAATAAAATAAAAGGAGAATTTTAAAAAATGAACGAAAATTTAACAGACATGGTTCAATCGAATGAACCGACAACACCTGAGATCTTTTCAGAAGCAGATCTTGACTTACCTGCTAAAGATACAGAAGGAGTAGTTGAAGAAGCTCAATCTGTTGCAGCAGATCCATCTGATGAAGTTCAAGAACCAGATTCAGGAGAAATCACTGTTGAAACATCTTATTTATCAGATTGGTTTGAACAGTATGGAAGTATATTTGAACCTGATATAAAACAATTGAAAACCAAAATCAGGGGATTAGATCCAAGATCAGATATTATTGTTGTACTTCCTCATGAGTCAAATAAACAAATGGAAGATGGTACTCTAAAAAAGAAAGTTGAATTATTTAAGAAAGCTGATGAACAAAAAGTTATAGATCTCCCGGCAATATCTATGAATGTTTATAATAATGGTTTTAGAATTATTTATCAATATTCAGAAAATGTATTTCTTAAAGCATATGGAATAAAAACTGGTCTTATTGTAGCATTTTGTAATAAAATAAATGACCAATTATTACCATATGATCAAACAAAGTTAGGAAAAGATGATAATTCATTAGTCCTTAAATTTAAAGATGCAAACGAGGTAGTAGCAAGTTTAACAGTAGATTTGGATAAAGAATCACTACAACTTCTATATAAACAGACTACTAAAGTTATTGATGATTTTACAAGTAAGCAAAGTGTAATTGATTGGTTAATTAGTAGACAAGAATCAATTACAGATATTAATCACCACTTACAAATTGATAATGTAATTTCAACAATTCTGTCATAAAGGAGATTGGGTGTGTTATAATTTTTATAGTACACCCAAAACTTAATATGAAAATAAATACCATTTATAGATTAGTTCTAAGAGATGTTTACTCTTATGATATATCAGCATGTCATTATAATATCCTAAGAAAGCATAATATAAACACATCTCATTTAGAAAAGGATAACAAAGAAAAAAGAAATATTCAAATAGGAAAGATGATGCGAGATAATCCTAGGATAACATCTCTTTTAAGAAATACCACAAATTCATTAATTGATGAATATATTATAGTCAATGAAATAAAAGAAGATGAAATTATATTAAGGCAATATGATGGAATAATTACAACAAAGGTTTTGTTCACAACTAATTTAAATAATATGCCATTAGATTATCGTCATCATTTTGAAGTTTTTATTTCTTCGTTTGATAAAAAAATGTATCTTGCTCGAGCAAGTAACTTTGATATAATCATTAAAGGAGTTCCTTTTCGTTATAAACAAATAGATAAAATTTATGAACAAATTTGTAAAATTAATTATGCAAGTAAATCATCAATCTTTAAATCTTTACACAGAATAAAAGATAAATTTATGGGAGATTCTAATCCTGCTTTGTTTGGTATTCCTATAAATGATAAAAAAGTTAATATATTTTTAAAGGAATATGGAGAAATTGAAATTTCAAATTCTGCTTTAAGAATTATAGATATAGATGATATTGATCGAGAACGATATTTTAAATTTTATATTGAGCCTTTTACTAAGAGTATTACGGCTGAATTTGTGAGGTAATAAAAAATGAATAATATGAAAAAAGAAAGATTGAAAGAAATCCTGTTAAATCCACAAGATTTTACATATCGTATAGATACAGATAGTTGGGTTATTTTCAAGAAAAAAGAAGATATAAAGAATCTTACAACTGAAGAACTTATTGAATCAAAATCATATTATCTAAGGCATGTATGTGATTTTACAAATGACATTTTAGATGAACTAAACATTGATGTCTATAATATAGACTAAGGAGTTAAAATGAAAAATTTTTTAATTGACAACAACAAAACAATCTTAAATATTGCTGCAGGAAAAATTGTACCAATTGGTTTCTCTGAATCTATAAATGATCCACATTTTATGAAGCATTTTATTGTTCAATTAGATCCAATGTATTATAGTGATTGTAAACCTGAATTTATAGAAAAATCTCATACTAGATGGTTAAACGATAATACCAAAGATGCTTTTTTATGTCCTGTTGATGCATATGAATTTATGGAAAGAATTTTTATGAACTTTGATCATGTATCTATATACCGTTTTTTAGAACATGTACCATTTACAAAAGTTCCATATTTTATATATCTGGTTTCTACACTTCTTGAAAAAGGTGCAATAGTTGATGTTATAGTTCCAAACTATAAAACATTAGCAAAAATGATTATATCAGAAGATTTTCCAGGTGATGAAGACTTTGAAGCACATAATATTCTTTTAACTACAGAACTTTTAAATGAACCTTCGTGTCCGCATGCCTCAGTTTGGACCCCTGATAGAATGAAATATTTTTGGGAACTTGAAGATCGATTTAAATTAATAGAGATAAATAATAATTTTGATTTTGATGGGAGAGATATTTATATTCGGGCAATTATGGAGAGGATATAAGAATGATATTTGATGGGAAAGGATCAAGTAAAGCATATAGAAATTCAGCTCTACATAGAATGGAAAGAGCTGACTTCGTTCTATATGTAAATGCTGATGGAACATTAGATATAGGTAAAAATAGATATAATGGAGAAACCGGAATTATACATAATACAGCAGGTGTTAAAATTATAGTAAAAATATTAACAAAAATTGCATTTAATAATACCTGTATTATGTTTCAAGAAGCTTTAAAGAAAGATCTATATAAAGTGTTAGAAGGACATAAAGTGTTAGAAGGAGAAAAAAATGATGAAATTCGAGGAACGAGCTTCAGCAATGGGGCTTGAATGTAATGATGAAAAGGGTATATATAGATATGTAGATACTCATGGTAGAATAATGTACAGAACAATTCAAACTACATTCCCACCTGAAGCAAGTGGTATAATATCACATGTAACGGATGGATTTCAACCCCCATATTTATCTTTGTTTACAAAAAGAAATGAGGATGACACTATTTGGAATTACTGTGGAATTGTATCTCAAATTTATAAATTTGTTGGTAACGAAGTTCTTAATGAACAAGTCCGTCAATCTATTTTGGGAACTGGCCTTCCAATCATTCGAGAAAACACAATCATATCTTATGATTTAACCAGAATGAGAAATGAGATTGTTATTCAAAATGGAGTGAATAATCTACAATACGGAGATATATTACCAGTGATGATTATAAACAATAGTTATGATGGCTCTAGAGCTCAATCTATACAATTTGGTTTAAGTATGAATTATAATGAAGAAGTTTTATCTTTCGCTTTTAAACTAGGAGAAATGAAACAGATTCACATAACGGGAGCAGCAACCACTCTATCATCTGATGTTGGTGAATACATGGAAGTATTTACAGGGAATATTCTTGATATGATTAATGATAGTTTTAATCATAGATTAACTGAAGAACAATTATTTATGACTTTGGATGTTGTAGGAGAGATTGGTAAAAAAAGAAGAGAAGGAGTTTCTAAACTTTTAACTGAATTAGCTCCAGAAGTACCAGAAGGAACTACTCCGCCGCTCCCTACTGCTTGGCAAGTGTTTCTGGCTGTAACAAGATATAGTAGTTTTGAACCAAACCTTAATGCTAAAGCTCTTCTTGAAAATGCTGCAGAAAGTGTTTTAGTAATTCCTGTTAGAATGATGGATGTATTGGAGAAGATTAATGAAGAGGAGTGATATAAGAAAAGATCTAAAATTATGCGATGAAGATTGTAATCATTGCCCAATAATTATGCACCCTAATAATCGTCTTGTAACTAGAATACTTAACGAAGCATATGAAAAATTTGGAACCGAATTTTATAAAATTGTTCAAGGATATTGTCCAAATCTAACTTGCTGTTTTGATTGTCATATTGATGATTTCTACCACAATGAAAATTGCAAGATTGTTAAAGATATTAATGTGTAAAAGTAACGGGGATTATTTTACCCCGTTTCTTTTTTTGTTCTTTTTTTAGAACAAAATATAAAGGAGGATCTTATATGGCATCAGGAAAGACTAGATACTGGACTCCAGGTCGAACTTATGATTTTCAACTATTTATAAAAAATAGAGATTATACACCAGATTTACAAAGAGTAAGCATCGCAACTTCTATTACAGCTCCTTGGCAAACAGTAATTTTTGATTTTTTCATTGATGCTAATGATATGATTCTCGATAAAATATACGGGCAAGATCCAATAAAATTAAATATTCGCCTTCTAGGTTCAAGTGGAATTCCTATTGAACAAATAGAATTAGATCTTATGTATGTAGATTCAAATTATAATCTAATAATGAAATCTGCAAACCCTCAAAAAGATATGAAAGATAGAAGTAAAGTTGAAGTAATAACTATTTGTAGAAAACCTTTTCAAACAATGACTACAGTTGTAAACAGTTTATATTATGATTCAGATATACAATCCGTTGTAAACAATTTAGTTCAAAATAGAATTAAAACAGGAGCTACTTTAAACTATGACAGTCAGGGAAATAATCCTGAAAAAATTGATCAGATTTTAATTCCACCAACTACCTTTCATCAAGCTGTTCATTATTTAGATCATTACTTTGGAGTATATAATGGG